TAACGTTATCGACAGCGATCCACGCACACCCCTTGAAATATGCGATGTGCGTACCGACAGGAGCGGGGTAAAACTCCCTTGTGGTGTTAGCCCCCACATGTTCCGACTGATCCGGCCAGGCTGAAGAAACGCCGCTCTCGATAACGCCGTTTTGCACCCCGTTGGAGTAAAATGTCTCATCCCCCATCTGGAACCATGAGAGCCTTAACCCTTTCGCCAAACCGGACCGCACACCAGCAAACGAGAAGTCATTTGCAAAGCGATAGATAGCCGTGTCGCTCGTTCTGTCTTGGGCAAAGAAGCAATCGCCTCCATCACAGAATGGGGAGTGCGAGGCGACTGACGATATCTGCTCTTGCCCCAACCGTCTGCTTATCCTGCCGGTATCGTCGATGTCGCAGTTGACCGCCTCGGCAAGTTCAGTAACGCCCGTCTTTGAATCGAATTTAAGGCGAACCGGGTCAACCTTGTTATTGATCCCGGTTGCGCCTGTGTAGATGGTTTTGAGGGCCATATTACGCCGACAGAGAGACTGTCCCTGTGTTGCTGATTATCGTGCCGTTTCCTACATGGTCGAAGAACACAACGAGAGCATCGTTGACATCCGCAAACGTTGCGGTTTTGTTAGTCCCATCCCAAGTCCCGGTAGTAATCACACAGGTATGATCGGCCCCGCCGCCAGGCTCAAGCCCTGCTTTGACGATGAAATAACCGGCATGAAGCGAAGCATCGGCAATAGTTGCAGCGATGGCTACAGAGGTGTGGTTAAGCAGGACGCTTTTCTTCCCGGCAGTAACAGCACCGCTTTCCGTAATAGTTTGGCCGATTGCGGAAATATCACAGGCAGCGTTTATTTCTGCGGCTGTGGCAGTAACCCCGGCCATAATGTTTAACTCTGCGGCAGAAGCCGTAACCTCTGTCTCGGAGCCGCTTGTACCGATATGCAGGGCTGTTACTTTGGTCGCGCCTATGTTGACGTTTGCGTCTGCGATAACTGCCTTGCTTGCCACCTGAGTGCCTGCCGTGGCCCCGTCGAGGAAGTTAAGCTCAGTAGGACTTGAGTCCGACAAGGCAGATGCGATTGCGGCCTTAACAGCTTTTTGCGTCGGGACGTAAACATCACTGTCTGCTGCCATTGTCGAATCGGTATCGAGGTTCACATATGCCACCTCACCGACAGTTACAATTTTGTTATTCGTGCTCATGTTTTAATCCTTATAAGATGTTGTCATCGGTGAGATAGTCGTCACCCACGTTGGTAGCCTCGCCCTCTTCCGGTCCTATCAGGCGGTCAAGGTCGTTAAGAGCCATTTGGAGCAAGTCGTTGTGCTTCTCTTGTTCAGGGTGTGCCATGTCCATTCCGCCCTCGATTTCCGCGTAAATCTCTCGACATACGTAGTTAACTAAAAGCCGTTTCTGAAGGTGATCAGGTATTCCGTCAGGCGAGGTGTCGGCTGCGGGTGACGTTGTTATGACCATCGCAGTCGGAAAACGATGAAAGTAGAGAGTGACGGTTTTAGATGAAGGTGGAGCCGGGAGAATCCAGAGCGTTCTGCCCTTCAGGCAATACCCTTCAGGCTCTCCCGTCTCCCCCTCGTACTTGTCAAGCAGCTTTTGCAGGCTGTCGTATTTCTTTAATTTCTCCCCATCGATAACCACGCGCAGAAGACCACGCTGAAACGTGGCAGGCATGGCTACGCTGGAGGTGGTAAGTGTGACGGTGGATGATGTGAGCAGATCAGGGAGAGGCGCAAGCCGTGCATTACCGTGTTGCCTGTCGCTGCCTCCCGAAATATCCTTCTGCCCTTCGTTTAAAAGCGCGAGGATTTCGTTTTGCCCATAATCTGCATCGCCGGAATAATCCGACTTGTAGACAATCCGCTGAACCTCTGTTACAAGTTCACTTGCCTTCATCATCCACCGTCAGTTGAGGTTACTGAGTAACGCGGGCGAACTCGTCAATTTCGATGTACCCGCAGAATGTAGCGGCTGCGGTAAGCTGAGTGATCGTAACCTTGATTACATCGCCAGCATCGAAGACGGTTTCGCCGTAAGTGGCGTTCTTGGCATAGGTGCCAACAGCGCCTGCGGCAATATCAGTACCGAATGTCAAGACGCCGACAGCGTTTGAGCCGTCCGCAAAGGTGATAGTCTCGCCATCGCCAGGGTCGGCAGAGCAAGCAGCCTGTGCGCCTTTGATCGTGCAGCGGGTAGGAACGGGAATGTAAAAATCGGCTGCGGCACCAGTAGCACCGAGCAAACAGAAATCAATTTTTTTCGGGAACATTGTGAACCTCTTGGTAATTTTGATTAAAGGGAGGCTGTTACACCTCCCCATTCACTTCATCATGCCGGATTATGCCGGTTCAGTTTTTCCACTGCCGCGAGAATGGGCCTTCCGGTTGGAGCAGGTCAGCGCACCACGCCAGCGCACGTTAGCCGTCAGGGTGTCAGGCTCAAGGTGCGAAGCCTCCCATTTCGGAGTCGTGAAGTTGTAGGACTTGTGGGTTTTGATCTTCAGGTACTTGGTGTTCAGGCAGTCAACGACTCCTGCGGTCTGATTGTCGTCGTATACCATCGGCACACCATCATGCAGGATGTTTTGGAATCCGGCTTCAGCCATCTTGGAATCCTGGAACCGCTGCTGAGTCTGAAGGGTGCGGGTGTAACCGTCTTTCAGAAGCTGAGTGGTGATAACCAGATCCGGTTTTGCATCGCGGCTCTGACCGATAGAGGCCAGGCGGAACAACTTCTGCATGACCTTGTAGGAAATCGCCTCGCCGGTCGTGTCAACGTTGGCCTTCCAGAGAGCCATATCGTCTTCTTTGATCGATCCGTAAGCCGTGGAGGTGACGGTCGAAAAGAGGTCGGCCAATCCGTTGAACCCGTACAGATTCGGGCTTGCGGAACGTGCGAGGTAGATACCAGCACCCATGTAATCGCGGATGGACTTCTGGATGTTTTGCAACTTGGTGTAGGCGAGGTCAACCATAGCCTCTGCCCCATCGTTTTGGGTCTGCTCGTCGAGGTCGATTGTATTGCTGGAAACATAACCGGACCAGTCGAACCGAGCGGCGTTTACGATATCAACCTTGCTCGTCTCGATGGTCGAAATGTTGCCGTAGGTGTTGACGTTCGCCCGCCCGTATTCCAGGAACTCGCGAATCTTTTTACCACCGTCTACCAAATCCTTGCCGGTGATCATGTTGAGTTCCATCTTGCCGGAACCCATGAGTTTGTAGAGAAGAATGTTCTCGGTGAAGTAGATATCCGTGGTTTGCTTCTTGAAATAATCAAGAGTAACCGCATTAAGTTGGGTAAGATCGAGTGCCATTGTCGTTAACCTTTAAGTTGAGCCATCATCGAAGCCTTAATTGCATTCTCCGACATCGGCTTATTTGATTGTCGTGGTTGCTGCATACTTGTGCCGGGGTCTGCAATGACCTTTCCAGCCTTCTGACTGCCAGCGGCGAGGCGCATTGCCTCCGCTTTTCCTTCTTCTCTTGCCTTGGCTGCTTGCATTTTGTAATAGGCGCTCAGATCGTCCAAAACAGGGTCTTCAGCCTTCAGTCGTTCAAGTTCTCCTGACTCCTGAAGAGTGCGAAAGTCAGGGTTTTTCTCATGCCATTGGTTGACCGCTACTTCGGTGTCTTTCTGACTCAAGATTCCTAAGACTTCGCTCCGTGCCTGTTCGAGTAATGCCGCCTTTTCTGCTTCAGCTTCGGCCTTTGTCCATTCGCGAGTGAGTTTGTTTGTTTCGAGGAGTGATTGCTCATAGGTGAGGTCGCCCTCGTCGTAACGTTTAGCGACATCCCTGAGCATTTTCTCGTAGTCGGTGGGTGGCGGAAGGTCGCGGGCCTTTTCTTCCCTGGCTGACGCGGTTTTTTTCAACTCTTCCATCTGTTGGGCAAGCTGCTGATTCTGCTTGCGTAACTCTCCGACTTCGTTAGCTGTCTTACCGAACTCCTTGTACCCTTTTTCGAGGTCTTCTACGGTCTTGTACTTCCCCGCAAATAGACGCTCTTCGGTCTGTTCGGGTTGCTTCTCCTCTTCCGGTGGCAGTTCAGGCGTGTCCTGTGGTTCAGGGACCATTGCGCCATACGGGATTTTCTCATCGCTCATGTTCGTTTCCTTTGGGGCCGTTTCCGGGTTTCCCTAAAATGTGCCGGGTCTTTCGAGTGTCCGGCGAATCCATGCCCCCGCATGGCGATTCCCCTAAAACAAAACGGCAGGACTTGGGGGGAGTCTCTTCGGTGGCGAACCTAGCCGTTCGGTATCTCATCCTATTTGTTCGATGCCCTCTCGCCGCATATATCGGTGGAGGTCGTTACGGTCGTTTATTTGCGTCCTGTCCTCTGGTCTGAATGAGCGTTTTGCGCTCTCCAACCAAGTCGGCTCAACACGCTGAACCTGGCTGGAGATGATCCGCTCTGCGCTGCCTCCACACTGTTTGCAAACAACGAATTGCTTGCGGTCTGCGATGCTGCAAAACTCCTCGGTGGTGGTTTCACACGCCTGGCAAAAATGGTCGTAAGTCGGCATCTATTGCATCTCCCCCTGTGCGGCTCTCGGTACTCCTGGTTGCGCCTGCTGCGGCGGTGTCTGTGGACCATTTCCCGGACCGCCCTGTGGTTGCTGGAGAACCATCATTAGTTGCTGTGCTTGTTCTTGCGGTAATCCGGCTTGAACCAATATCCCCATAGCTGCCGAGAGTTGGCCTTCGCTCATGCGCTCCACAATCTCGCGCCACTTCGGATAATTGAGGTTTTCGAGGAGGGCTTGTTGGTCGATTGCCCCTTTCTCGAACAGTGCTTGACTCTGCTCCTGGATCTGGAGAGAGGTTTTGGGCATGGATGAACCGGATTCGACCGTGTAGTTGAACTTCTTCCCGGCCAGGCTCACCCCGCTAAACTCGAAAGTGTTGTCGTCTGTTTTGACAGTCTCAATCACATGACCGTGCATCTGCCACTGAGCGATTGCGTAGTTGCCACGCTCGGACACGATGTAGTCTATTCCGTCGATCTTATGCTGGATCAGGACCGCGTTACGCTCTTGTAGTGCTACGATTGCCGATGCTGCGGTAATCTGTTTGGGTGTCTCACCTCTATCCACGTCCTGGACCGCATGAATCCGGTCATGGAAGGTAATGAGCATTTCCAGAACCTTTTCGATGATGGGAGGGGGATTTGGAAGCGGGACGAACCGAATGCCCGCTGCGGCCTCTATGGTGTCGGGCCACACAACGAGGTTAGGCTTATTGTTGAGATGCTGCTTGGTGATTCCAGACTTCGGCGGAATGACGAGAATGCCGGTCATCGCGCGGTTGGCGTAATTGACCAGGCGCGATGCAAGCTCATCTATCTTGATATTGAGGTGAGATGTTTGCTCTGCTGCGGAAAAGCCGAAGATTGAGGAACTATCGACGTAACTGTTATTCTTATAGAATGGGAACCTGCGGAACAGGTAGTTCTCGAATATCGCCTCTTCCGGCATCTCCCAATTGATTGACGGATGTTTGTCGTCATCGAGGACAAGATTGCCTTCGTTGCAGACGGTGATACAGCGGATTCCGCCAGGATATATCGGTATCTTGACTTTCTGCCCGTTCGCGTCTACCTCGTCGCTTTCCTTGGTACTGAGGTCACGGCACCACACCTCGACAACAAGGGCATTATCCCCCTTGACTCCTGTGTGCTGGCTAGAGATGTTCTTGACCTTGTAGCCCTCACCAAGCGCGGAACTAGACTTATTGACCCCATACGTCGACGAGCCGATTACCTCCTCACGCTCACCGCCGAGGAGTTGATAAGTCTCGTCAATTTCGACTCCATCCACTCCGTAGGTAGATTCAACAACATTCGGGTCAAGCGCGGTCGCATGGCAGAGGACAGGGCAGTCGGTAGCTATGTTCTCCCAATATCCAGGATAGGGGAATATCGCGAAAGGATCGCAGACGACAACACCGGGAACCATATCCCGCTTGTGCCAGAAGGATTTTTCCCAGGTAATGCCGTAGATTTCGCTATTGAGCGTAGTGGCGCGGAGTTTGTAAGGCTGGTTAGAGTCGAGCCACCACTTCTTGGTGCGGGCGGTGGCGATCTTGGCAAGATCACCTGCGGTGCCGTCGAGGTCAACTACCTCGGCGACAGGGTGACGCGCGGTGATGTTGGCAACGGTGCGGACTACGTTGCTGAAGAACAGGTTTACCGTGACGTTGTTGGGTTTCTGTCTCTCCCCCCAATGGTTGCCACGGAACAACTTATAGTTCGCCTTCCACACTTCAGGCATTTGAAGCTCATCGTCGCGCCACTTGCGGCACAGGTCAAAGGCGGCCCACGCCCATTTACCTACGTCCTCATGACCTTTCGGCGGCGGCTGCGTTACGTTGAACTCGAATGCTGACATGCAAAAAGCCTCATAAAATGACTTGATTGTCACTCCATGAGGCTTTCGGCTTCATAGCACTCCACCTAGCCAGGCACTACCGCTTGGCTAGGTGGTAATATGTTTTACTTTTTGGCTACTGTTTCCTTTAATGCTTGCTCTGCCATACCGATAAAATACTTGGCAGTGGTGATGAGGATCTTTAAAACCTTCTCTGCTGTAATCATTGTTTTATCAATTCCTCTATGTGCGTCCTATCCTCTTCCTTGCCAACCACATACAAGTTATCCATCCCTTTTCGCGCATCGAACAAACTGCCCGAAAAAGAGAATACATTCTCAAAACCTGCTTCCTTTAATCCTACATGCTGGAATCTTTGATGAGTTTGTATTTTATACATTGCCGCTTCAAAGTCACTTTGACTCAGGATCTCTATCTTCATCGCTTCGGCCTTCCCGGTTTGCGCTTGGCTTTCGGCTCTTCTGCTTCTTTGTGATATACGCCATTAATGAAGGAAGCCTCTAGCTCAGGTGAGAATGAAAATTCATCCTTCGATTCCGGCACCTCAACATCATACTCAGCCATAAGGCGCTCCATCTCGGCGTTGATATCTCTCGGAGGCACCACATCAACCTTCAGCGCAATCTCTGTGTCTGCCGGAAGATCGAATAATTGCCCCTCCATCTTAACGCCATCGACCGTAATAGTGACAACCTCAATCTCCCCGCACTCCTGCAACCGAATAACCCGGCCCATGCTATCGCAGTACTGCGCTCCGCATCCAGGACAGACACAATCAGCGGCATCGGTAGACTCGTACGGCGGGAATACGGACCATGCAGCGTCTTTTACATGCTGCTTGGCCTCAAACATTGCACCGTGAGCCATGCGGTCATGGTCGAACTGTGCCGTGGTTTCGTGGAACGTGCCGCAACACATCGGGCAAATTACGTCATATTTTTTCATTATCCCCCCGTTCATACCGTTTTATCCATGACCTTCATCAAATCATCTGTTATCCTATCCCCAATCTGCTCAGCGTGTTTCTGATTCCTCGCGATGATGATATCAGGGACAGGATGCTCATTAACCGGCGTGTAATCCTCTTCGCCAAGGTTAACCGCCTCGATCTTATCCTCTGTTGGCCGGTCAGGTGCTATGCGTCCGTCTCGGGTGAGGGCAGTCATTACCGTGCCACTACCGACTTGAAATCCGTCTTTGACTATCGCTGCCCCGGCAAAAATGTAATCTTTGAGGATATCGTGTTGCTGTCTAGGTAGAGAGACGATAGCGTCGCTGATGGCTTTCTCTATTCTGTTATCAATCCATGGTCCGCGAGGTAAAGATTCGACCTTCGCTTGCAATTCCCCGATACTCTTTAAAATCGACACCGTAATATTGTCTCTGTACTCCACGGCATCTTCTAACTTGCTTTTTGTGACGAATGCTCCTTTCTGTCCCATATACACCCACCAGAACAAGCCGGCGAGGATTACTGTATTCACCGCTATCTGCCAGAACTCCCCCATTTAATCCTCCATGTTCCAGGCTTTACTTGCCGCCATTCCGGTAATATCCCTATGATCTCTTTCGGCCTGAGTTAAAAACCTCTCGTCAAGGTTTAGATCAATCAACGGGTCATAGCCTACCGCCCCGGTCCTGAAAGAGTCTGCGCCGTGTGAATGCTGGTCATGACGAGGGGTGCGCTTGAACGCTCCAAGTTTCGCGTCCCAATCCTTTCGGTAGTTGTCGAGATGCTTAATACCAAGGGCGCAATTGCTCTCGTCTATCCAGCAAGCACCGAGAAGCCGTCTTATAGCCTCGATCCCCTCAAGGATCTGAGCCTGTCCCGTTGCTCTCGGCACCGTATAGACCGGTTTAACCCCCAAACTCTCAAGAACATCAATGCGCTTTTGTCCTGTTCCTAATTCTCGCACACTCACGTCATGCGGGAGGTAATGCTCTGCGTATTTGTAGTTGAGTTTATCCAACTCCTTGGCGTAGTATGACAGAGCGCGGCCTGAATCCTCGATGTATCTGATAATTCTATGCTCACGGCCTACCAACTGATGGAACCATATAGAGGTAGAGTCATCCATACCAAGATCCCACCACGTGCGAACCGGATAGCCATCAGTGTACGGCACTCCGCAAATCCTTCCTTGCCGCCTTGCTATTGCCATCTCAGTTGCAAAGTACGCACCGTCTATCGCGGCCTCGAATGCCTCGTCAGGTGTTGACGGGTACTCGCGCTTCATGTCGTCTTTCTGCTGGATAGACTTCTTCGCGTACCATGCCCGTTTGCGAGGAGACAACTCAATATTTATTAACTTCTCAATCTTATCAAAATAGGAGATAAGCTCTTTTGAGATAACAACGCCAGTCGGGTCAATCTCGTTCTCTTCACCCATCCACCAGGCAAAGAAATGAAACTTGGTGTCAAGTTTGGTTAAAGGAGTATTTGCATCTTGTAGTTTCCGCGCGGTTTGGCAATCCTCGTAAAACTCGCCCTCTCGTCCCTCGGCGGTAGATTCATTGAAGACAAAACAACCCGTGGCGATGGTATTCAGTGCGCCAGTACGAATCTCTCTGGCCTTATCCGGAGTCCTGGCCGATATCTTGCCTGATTCTGATATGTGGAGAATCTGAAGGGTGCCACCCCTATGAGATGTACCAACATACACGGACGAGCCATTAGAGATCGGCAATTCCTGTTTGGAGTCGGTGATCAGTGGGATTTCATCTTTCAGCCATTGAGGAAGGTTGTCATACGCAAATTTGATCTTCTCCAGTTTCTTTTTGGCATCGGTCAGGGTAAGGTCTACGATACCGCAGGACTGATCTTTATTCCAAAGGCACGTATCAAGTATCAGTATCGCTATAAATGTCGAGAACCCGCGCTGCCGATCCTTGAGGATGATATTGAGATACCATTTATTCCTCCAAAGATGCATCTGCGAGTCATTCCGCACGAAAACCACATTAAGACCTTGCTTGTCTTTGATGTGGTATAGATTATCCAGCCTCCATTCAATATCACCCAACTTTGATTTGATCAGATCCGATTCTTCTGTCATATCTTTAGTCCGGTTCCTTGGAGGTCTGCGATTATTTCTGAAAGAGCGGTTGCTTTCTGCTTATTATCCACAGCGTACAACCCTTTGTTCTTAAATAGCGAGTCAAGAGCGGTGTTTTTATTCCACAGTTTTAATTCGGTTATTGTCTCGAATCCGCCGTCTTCCCCTGTGCTGCGAGTACTGGTCTTAACGCTCGACACAACAGCGGCCACATCATCAGGCATGTCTTGCGGCCTAACCAAATTCCCATTTACGTCGAACAGTTTTCTGGAGTTGAATAGTGCAATGCGTGATTGTTCGAGCAATAGGCGTTCGGCTGATATGTCGAACTTCTCTTTAACCTCTGTCCGCAACTCTTCTATCCTTGACGAAACCTTGACGTTTGCTCTGAGCGCTGAAGCCTTTTGGTTTACAGACTCAGGCAACCAATTCAGGCTATTGGGGTATGCGCGCCTATAAGCTTCGGAAGCATTGCCAGTCAAGATAAACTCTTGAGCAAATTTCTCTTGCCTCGGTGTCAATGTTTCGCTGCATTTAACCATTCGCTTAACTCAGGTTCTCCGCGCCTTTGAATACTATCTGCCCCACGGTGGACCTAACAACATTCTCTCTTTGGAGCCACCAGCAGGACTACCGTTGAACTATGATGGCTCAATTCCTACCCAACTATTATACCACACCCGACTTGTATATACAAGTGGTAATGTAATTTGAATTACGATTTTGCAATTACCGAACAGTTTTGTGCCTGCCGATTTGCATAGCGGCACGATCGCGCTTTGCCTTAATACTCGATACCATGGCAACCCGCGAGGGGCCGTGCATTACCCGTAATGCCCGCGGCATTAAAGCGTCACACCGAGCCATGTCTCGTTTAACACTCATTACCACTCCTCCTCGTCACCCCCGCCAACCTTATAATACCCACCCCATCCGTCAGCCTCGTCGATATCCGGCTCGTTGTCCTCTGGCTCGGCTAACTCTTCATCGCGAAGAGGACGGCGGGATTTGCGGTCGCTGTCGCGGAATATTTCAGTTAAATCTTTCATTTAGTTGCTGGCATGAGCGGAAAGAATCGAACTCTCCCAACCGGATTTGGAGTCCAGTTCGCCGCCTTGGAACATTCGCCCATACAATGGTGGAGCCGCGAGGATTCGAACCTCGAACATCGTTTCAGTACCTCCGGGTTACAACCAGGGGCCTTTGCCAATTCAGCCACGTCTCCATTTTCGTTATTATGTTCAAAACTTGTATATACAACCATATTACACAAATTTAGCGATTACTGCAACGGTTTGTTTTTGCGTGAGAAAATATTTTTATCTCAACACTCACTTTTTTCTTGCATTGTGTCCCAATGGGGCTATAATGTAATCAAGAGGGCAGGAAATTAACCAACCACAACGGAGGACACCATGGAGCAAAAAATTAAGATCGTCAAAAGAGCAAGCGGTTATCAGGCAAGATACGAGACAGCTAACGGCTTCCCCGCGCGGATTACGGGGTGCGCCACAAAGGAAGATGCTCTGCGGCTCGCCAAAGAGCATATCGAGCGGACCAAGGCAACTAAGGTTGTATAATTATTCCACACTCCCGGTCGCAAGGTCGGGAGTACCTACAGGAGGACACCCCATGGAAAACGAATATAAAACCTACAATAAATCAGGAAAATTCCTTGCGGCCTACGGTTTAGGTTGGAACATCGCGGATATTATGCGAAATCAATACAATTTGGTCGACCAAGAAGTGGAAAAGGTCGATCTTGTGATATCCGGGAAAACGGTGTCGAGTGTGACCAGAACCGAATTGAGAGACGCGGTGAAACCATGACCCCCGCCGAACTAAAATCCCTCCGCGCCACCCTCAACCTAACCCAGCCAGCAATGGCGGCGCTACTCGGCATGTCGCATAGCGGGTATCGGAAATACGAGGCAGGGGATAGGAAGATTAGCGGGCCGGTGTTGGTGCTGATTAAACTACTACAGGAGAAATACCATGTGGAAACCTGATTGGGACTCCCTGCCGGAAATATATCTAATTAACGGCGAGGTACATTGCCCCCACTGCGCGGACCCGCTGAATATTTACCGCTGCGACCAGACACACGTAGATGGAGAGACGTGCTATAAATGCGAACATTGCGGTAATTATGCGGCGAAGGGTTTG